TAACCTATTCATAGCGGATATGACATCTGGATCTGGTTCGTGTGATGAGGATTCCATTAGTATATCAGGTTTAATGGATTGTATGTTCGATAGTGTAGAATAGGTTGATTGTGCTACTACCAAATCTACACACTCTATACTGCGAGCAAGCTCTACTCGCTCCTCGAATGGCATTATGGGCGCGGGCTTCTTTTCGCAGCAAGCCGCCTCGGTAAGTATTCCTACTATGAGTCTGCCATCTCTGCCAGCTACAGCTTTAGCGTTTCGTAGCATTTCAAGATGTCCTTTATGAACTATGTCAAGCACGTAAGATGAATATACGATAATCATGCGTCCCTACTCCTCTTGCTGATTTTACACACTTTTGCATGTTTGCACGAAGGATCTGGTATTTTCCAATTTTCGCCGTAGTAGTGTACTCTTAGATACTCCTCATATTTCTTTGGGATGAGAAATGTAGTATCGAGGAACGGCCATTCTATAAATTCGGAAAAGAAGTTGTGCGGTTCGTAATAATCACCACACCTCCACATAGTTTCATGCTCCTGATTCCATAGAACTATATCAATATAAACCCCGTTTCGGCTAATCTGGACGAACGTACTATCTGCGGTAACACGAAATATGTTGAAACCAAGAGTTTGTAGTTTCAATAGTGCGTTATATACTTCTTCCGCATCACTGTAATAGAAACCGAGGTCTATATCATTGTCTCCTGCAATAAAGTTCTTATCACGAACTGCCCCAAGAAGAGTTCCATATAGCAGCCAGAATTTGATGTTACGCCGGTCCAGAACTTCTTTCATTAGGAGTAAATTCTCTTTGGCGACATCCCTATCAAGGGGTTTCAGTTTGAGTCTACGTGGTTGTAGTTTGTCTTTCTTACCGTTTGTCAGTCTATGTGCAATAGAGGGTTTCATTTCTGGCTCATTTAGCATAAACATCTCCCCATGTGCATACAGGCATTTTACCGAGTGCATCTATCGCTTCAAAAGAACTTCCCCATGAGATGTAAAGGTTAGACTGCTTTGCGTTTTTGAAACTAAACTGTCGATATCCAAGTTCAACTAATCTTTCTACGCATTTTGATATAGCAGATTGAAATTCACAGGCAAACTCAAATGACAGCTCACAAACGTAAGAACTCAGACCTTTAAGCACTTCGTACTCATACCCCTCTACATCTATTTTAATAAAGTCTGGTTTACCATATTCGGATATTGCAGTATCAAGCGTTATTTGCTCAGCATCAATCTCTTTATCCCATTTATATTGAGCAAATCGCCCGGTCTTCCACAATGGACTACAAGTAGATATTGTTGCTGCTCTGGAGCATATCATCAGCTTTACAGTCCCACCAAAGGAACCAACAGCCTTTTCAACTACGGTTACGTTTTTCTTAAAACGGCTACGTAGTTTTGCAGCATAGACTGGATTTGGCTCGAAGCTGACTACATTGTGTCCTTGTAATAGATAGGACTTTGTTTTGTCACCACGATATGCTCCTACATCAAATACCAATCCTGTTTTGTTTGTATTACTCATCACCATTCACCACTACTCTACGACTAGCCATTTGAACGAGTCTTTCCACTCGAAGTTGCGATTCAACTCGGTGCCCACTTCACACCTCGGTACCCCGTAACTGGCGTGTCTCTTTTTGATAAACACCAGTCTTCCATGATCTTCCGTCACGAACCAATTGTGATCCCTCCTCCCAAACAACATACACGACCACATCGGGGGGTAGGAGATAATCCCTGCTTTGCCTACACGAATCAACTCACGACACGCCTTATCTGGATCATATGTATGCTCAATCGCGTGGTGACATCGGACCCAATCAAATTGTTTATCACTGAAGCAACTCATATCCTCTAGCGGAGCCGTGTGATAATTCTCCGGTACGATGTCGCCTTCTCTCGGCACAATCACATCACAATAGGCGCTAAACCCTGGCGCTGGCCTCTTCGTACCAATACTGGAGCCGGCGTCTAGGCAGAGCCCATACTTCTCATGTTGTTTCATTTTTACTCTCCTGCTAAAGACCAAGTTCTTCTGGCAAACAGTTGCACTTTAGACGCGTAGCTGCCATTTCCACCGTTACATAATTATCAGCATTCCTAGACATAACCAAGTAGTCCTTGTTTGGGGGCAATATGTACCGAGCAATCGTACTAGAAACAGCGGGCCAGTATTCCAACTGTAGTTCCTCTTCACAATCGTACTGCCCATTAGATGCCGCAGTGTAAATTAACTGAAGCCACTTAGTTAGCTGTGATACCTGACTATCCTTCCAAGGGGATATGTGTTTTTGCTTACTCATATTACTCTCCTGTAATTCGTCTAAGCCTTATCATTCCATCGAGCGTCTTGCCACGTTTTTAAATCTTCCCGTCCCATATGACTCATCTCATTGCGATCCATTGCCCGTACTCGTCTTTCCAGCAGCACAAAGTCCTTATCCACATCCTGCTTCAATTTCAAATCCTGCGATAGGGGGATGACCAACTTTCGCGCCAATGTTAAAATGGCCAAATCGGTAAACAACGCATCCCAGCTAGGCACTTCCGGCACCCACTTGATGTACTTCAAATACACCGTACTCTCGTCTGTCATAAGCCGCACCCCTTCCAACTCATAACTATAATAGGTGCGGCCATCCAGCAAATCACTTCCACTGTACACACCAATGAGACGGAGGAAGTCAGCGGGCAGATGGTAGGCGTACGTCCACTGGAATTCCGGATCTGTCGTGTCTTGAGACAGTTGGACACGAGCTTTGGCGAATCTCCATAGGTGCGACCTCTGCAATGCGCGAATCGTCTGCTCGTAAAAGAGTCTACAATAGACAGCCTCTACCTTCGTATCGCCCGCGTCTTCATAACTATTGATGCGGTGTCCACCGAGGCGAGCTAGTGCTTGGTTACACAATTCCGTCGGTCCCACAATTACCACCTTTAATAAACCCGCAGGGAAACCCGCCCGATATTGAGCGGGCCTCCCCACGAAAAGGGTTAGTATTAACTGTCCAGTTTGAAGTCAATCAGCGCGGGCTGATCCGCAGCTGCCACATATACGGCCACGCCATAGGCATATGTCGTATCTGCTGCAATCACATCACAAGCACCAGCATCAGTCCCACCGGGACCTACCAACTGACCCTTGATGACCGTATCGCTGTCGTCTACAAACAAGGGACCAACGCCCCCGGTTTGCGCCCAGAAGAAGTTTGTTGCTGGAACCGCAACAAGTGCCACACCCGTAGGAGTACCTTCCGCTGTAGTCGGACGTACAACAACATCTTTTCCAACCGGCTTAACAAAGGTCAATATGCTTCCAGTGTCCAGTGCTGTCCTGATCGGTGTTTCAAGCCGAACTCTCAGCAGCGTGTCATCACTGTCGTTGATCTCTGTCGCCAAAATCCGGTAGATGTCGCCCATACCCGTACTATCATTGACGATCATGGTACCGCCAGCATACGCATTGTCGGAGAAAGTCCCACCGGTCGTAACGTCCACGTCGATTTCGACATCGCCAACGTCAGCATCCGCACCATAGGTGCTTTGGGTCTCTTCAACGGCGCGCGCATACAGCGCTTCCATTTCCGTCATACGAGCAACGGTCAGTGCCACCGCCCCGTTCTCGGTATAGCGAAATACCCTACCATCCGGGTAGGTCAACTTCGTTCCATGCTCATACTCTTGCGTCGAGCTAGTCTCGTAAATGCCCTGTTTCGGTTCGCCTAGCGCACCATTAATCAGGACACGAGGATAACTCGGAACCTCAAGCTGGAAATTACCAGCCTCAAGTGGAGTACCCATTTTGTGCTCCTTTCAACGGAGGTTAAGCGATCTTGTTAAGACATTCGTGAATCTTGTCGCCGTCCATACGGACCGCGCCATTGCTCATGCGAGAATACACCTGGGTGGTATAACTCTTGTCCTCACGCTCGGAAATCTGATTGTAGATACCCTCGGCAGAACCGAAAATAACCCCATCAGCAACCCAAGCGAAGGTTCGATGTGCGGTACTGGTCACTGCGTCTTCGGTCAATCGCGTAGTCTTGAAGAACTCAAAACCCATAAAGGTCTCGATATTCCCCTGAGCCAGCGTTCTAACCGTGTTGTAATCAGCGCTGCTCAGCTCTTCGATATCCAGCATATCCTGAACATCCTTCGGACTGACAGCCCAATGCAACTTCGCATCTTCGTCAACATCCTCATCGTCGAACAAACGCTTCATGGTTAGAATCTTCGCCAAACTCATAATCGCAACCGTCTTAACAGCAGCAAGCGTACCAAGAGTCGTTACCGTACCATCGCCATTGATGCTTATCGACTCATCTTTGAAGTCCACAGAAGTCGTCCCATCCACACCGGCGGCTGCACTTCCGAGCGCCGCTGCGATGATCTTGTCATCGATCTTGCGCCCCAAAGCCATTGCCTGTGCTTGGGCATACGGATTCTGCGGGTTAATCAGCATCTTTAGCTGATCCTGATGGTCAATAAAGCTATTGGTATGGCTGTCCGTCATCGTGAGCCGTCTACGAGAATTCGGTATCTCGTTGAGAGGCGTATCGGGGTGCCGCGTGGTAATGTCTTCCACTTCGGCTTCGCCAAGACGATCAAAATAACCATCCTTAGCGCCCCTAATCGTCTCATTGCGTACACGAGGAGCAAACTTGCTCTTTTTCTGCTGCGAAAGCATATAGAGCATAGAGCCATACTGTTGTGTAAAAGCAACGTCAATCGTGCTAGGTAAGCTCATAATAAACACCTCTAAATAGTGTCTACATTAGAGCGGCAGGATTATCATAAACACTATGGTCCAATGCCTTCGCTTTACGCCCGATAGGCGATGGGGCTTATAAGATACTGTCGAATTCTGACAGCATTCGACGTGTACCTATTCGCTTATCCACGGCTATCCCAAACGCGTATTCGGCGTCGTGGGGTAAGCTATCTTATGGAGATCACGGATCTTTACCGTGATTGCCTCCCGTTCATCGTTGGTCATTTCAGTACTATCCGCACTCATGTAGCCGGGCTTGCGTTGTAGTTCTTTGATTTGGTGTAGCGCATCCCCTGGTGCGTCTTCCGTAAGATTCGCAACGAGAGCCTTATGCTCTACCAACCTCGCTCCTACCACGGATGCGAATCGAATAAAATCCGTATCATTGCCAAACTTCTCCAGGAACGCCATACGCCCCTCTTCATTGGGAATCGCTTCAGCAACCAACCGCTTCGCTACGTGCATCCGCTCATCGAACGCCGCTCCATACTCCGTCCGCAACGCCTGCTCCGCCGCCTGCTTTACTCTTCCTTCTTCGGTCGCTTTCGTTTCCAGTAGAACCGCCGCTTCTTGCATTTCATGCTGCATGTAAGCAGTGAATTGTGCATTTGAGATCCCTAATTTGTGTGCCAATTCGCGTGCCTTCCCCACTCGCTCATCACTGAAGATGGGTTTAAGCTCATTGGGCACATCACACTGGTACTCCGTGGGCGCATCGGGACGACCAATCGCCTTGTAGAACGTGTTCCATTCTTCCGGCTCCGCACCCTCTTTCGGCATGACAATGCTATCCTTGCCGATAGCGGACCTCTGATTGACGAACTGCTTGGCCATGTTCTCCAAGTCCGTCACATTCTCCCAACACGCCGCGTCTCTAACGTCTTCCGAGAATCCATCTCGCCAACTTTCGCTAAACTTCCCATCCGCTCCCACCAACGGCTTAGGCGTGTCTATCACTACGTCACTACCCGCTTGTACGGTCGGTGTTACCGGCTCAATGGGAGTCGTTGGCGTCGTCGGCGTAGTGGGTACATCCGCCAATACGGTTGGTGTCGCACTCACTGAATCACTAATAATCACATCAGGCATTTTGGGACTCTCCTACTTTATTCCTATTAATGGCTTTAGTTGGCACCTCTTCATTCGGATCCCTCTTCAGCATCCGATAAACGTGCAGCAACATACTCCTCTGTCCTTCCAAGTACAACAACTTATTCACATCTATCCCATTAGCTGTATTGATCGTATCACACAGGAATGGACATCGTTTTCGGAGGTCGTTCAACACCCGCTTACCATGCTCGCTGTTAAACGTCACATGATAATCAATAACCGTTTGCTTATTCCATCGCAGCATTAGACCGCCTCTTCACTAAAGCGAATCTGATATCCATCCACATCCATTGAACTCGCCCCTTCATCGGTAATCCATGTTACGGTGAAGGTTCGCCCTGCTCTAAAGACATGCACCGCTGTGATCTGTCCCTTAATCGCCGGACACATGACGAAATACACTTGCCGCCCAATCAACGCAAGACTCTCTAGTTCTTCAATCTCATCCTGCTGCATCGTATCCCTTTTCATCATTACGCTCCCGTCAGCTGTTGTGCCGGACTGCCATCATCCGGTGCTTTCGCCGTATCTTTATACGTTTGTGCGTTGGCCATCTGCGCGGCCATTTCCTGTTGTGCCTGGGCCGCCTCAGCTTCTGCTTTCCGCATCTGATCCCGCTCTCTCACCGGCCTAATATGATCCGTCTTCACACCAAACGATATCCCCAAATCACGAAACGCCTTATCCGCATCCACGTTGTCGGTAATACCGGGGAACGTCTGCTCCATATTCGCTCCCGCCGTGACCCACATTTGCAAGCCCCTCGATTGCTGGTCTCGGAGTGCCAACGCGAGCGGATTTATCAATTCAATCTTCAGCGGCGTGCCCTGCAACGCTTCCGGCGGCGGCGGTATCACACCATTCCGAATCAACAACAACGCCGAGCGTGTCACCAACGGCGTCACAAACTCGGTAAACAACCGCCCCAGTGGCTTGCTCAACCGCTTCATACCTTCTTTGAGCCTCTCGATTATCTCTGTCGTATTCCTTCTATCCCCACTCAATGGTGTAATCGGCTCAAACGCATTCTTAAAGAACCCTTGCCGAATCGTCTCTCTATGATACTCCAGTATATCTTTCGTCACTGGGTACATCCCATTAGCACCCATGTCTATCGCCTTTATCGATCCCATCTCACTCACATAGTTGAGCGCCCCCGGTGTCACGTCCACCTCCCCATCGAACGACTCCAACACTTCCTTCGGTGAGTTGACCCATTTGTTTGACATCTCCAGATAATCTTTTGCCAACCGATTAATCGTCCTTACCTGCGGCAACATCATCGTCCCGCGCCCGCGTCCATATACCTCCCGATACATCACTTCATATCTTGGCACGACAAACGGAAACTCATCAAACCCCCCCTCCTCCAAGATAATCTGGTCCTTCTCCTGCACGTATAGACTTTCAAACGGCATACGATCTGCCCGCCGAACTCCTTCACTCTCGTCATACTCCTTCCTTGGTCTAACAATATGTATAACCTCAAACACGTCTTCGCAAGATTCCGGCACTCCATTTGCCTTCAACACGGCTTCGCCGCTATTCTCACCAAACTTCTCAACGATCTGCCGCGCTGTCATGGGACAGGACACGATGATCGTATTGATGAGCCCACGACTGTTCTCCAAACATTGATACGTGCCCACCGAGTAATCTCGGTAACTCAATCCATCCGCTACCGTCCAATCAGAGTAGAGCGCCCCTGTCCCAAACCCCGCCCAGTACTTCACCGTATTCGAGCACTGCTCAATAAAATTACTATTAAACATCTCCTCATGTGTCTTCTCAGTGGCAGTAGACAAATACCGCTTCACATCATAATCATCAATCTCACCCATCGGCACTACGGAGAAGAAGGGCTGGCCTGCCGGAAATAAATTTGTGACCAAGCCACTCGTCATATTCTCCAACTCTTCCACCGCCGTCGTATCCCACAGGTTCTGCATCAACTCCCAACCCGGACTTCTCTGAGTCGTAATGCCATAGGTTTGCGGGAACATCAAATCGGCAACCGATTGCCACAAGTTACGAAAATTCTGCTGCCGCGCTTTCTCACGGTCACGCAGTGCTACTATCTCTTTGGCTCGTTGGTCAGCCATAACTTACCCCAATAAGGAACGTTTGCCAATATCCATAGGAACCAGATCACCGGCAATAATAGTTTCGGCTCTCCCCTTCGTCTTCTTCATCCTCTTCATAATATCATCTGCCGATTCTACTTCCGGTTTAGGTGGTGGAGAGGGAGGAGTAGGCTCTTTTGGCGGATCCATTCCAAACCACTTATCCATTACACTGCCCATATCAATCCTCACTCACATCACACATGTACGTAGTTTCAAACAACTTCATGCCCATCTTCTCGCAAAACCTGACCGCATTCTGGTAATGCTGCGACGACATGCTCGATATCTCCACCATCAACTTCTTACACTCGTGCGACCGCGCCCATGCTCTCCCCGCCACGAACAAATGTGCACCACATAAACCATGCCCCTCTTCTGCATACCAATACTTCTCCAGGGCAAACTTGTCATGCCCAACATTGCTCATCACGGAGAAGATCGCTAGAAAGCCAATCGCCTTCCCCTCCTCTTCAGCCAGTAATATCGTACCCTCCGTGTGTGCCAACCACTTCGCCAAGTCCGCTATCACCACCTCCACGTCTGCGCTAATACCAAACTCATCCGCCAAACAGATATCGCGCCACCGTGTGAACAGCTCCCGCACGTCCTCCGCATTTTGGCTCGTCCTAATCTTCACAAGCACACCACCAATAGTATCGCAATAGCGCCCAGACAAAGCAACGAAAACATGATAGCTTTATCACACTGCCTCTTCATGCCGTCGAGTCTTTCTATTTCCTGTATAATCTCTTCAATGCTTTTTGTGGGCTCAGTCATCGATTAGATTCCCATCCGCATCGCGCGGCCATATGTTCAACCGCTGCTCCCCCCACGTGACGGGTGCCCAATTCAAATGCCCCACACCATACACACGCTTCTCTATTGGATTCCCATCCTTATCGCACTTGCCCCGCGCATGTGCCTCCCGGATCTTCGCCTTGATCTTCTCTTGCCCCTCCCGCTGCTTCTTCGTCAGATTAGCCATCACGACTCCCCTCTTTAACACCGCGCGTACTCATTCTTAGCAAACCTCGGCCGACTCGTTCGTCTCCCACTCCCACCTACCGTAGCCACACGCCCCCCACTAGCCGCCAGATAGAAGTAGTTGAGCGCATGCCGATAGTCATCAGGATTTGTACTAAGTTTATGATACCGAAAGACCGACTGCCCCGTCTTCTTATTAACCTCCGCCACCTTTGCAATACTAGAACACTCCAACGCAAACTGCTTCACCTCGGGACAACTCGCCGGTAACTCCAACTGCCGCTCATTCGATATCAACCGATGCGTCGCATCCAATATCTCCGTCCGATTCACAGTCACAATTCCACTCCTGCTATTGTATTGTGTCCCCATAGGAGTACTCTCCGAATACTGACACAACCATGTCTTAAACGGTGCTTGCTTTTGAAACTGCCTCGCCGCATCCTCGTAGGGTCTAATATCCACTACCGCACTTCTGACATTGAACCGCTTGGCCATCTGCAATATATCAGTCCACGCCTCTATCCCCGTGCCGATCCGTGCAACCCTTAGCACTTGATACCGATCTTCCCCCACACGAATACCAATCACCACATTCTTGTGCCTCTTCACGTCTACGCCCATTGCGCACGGCCCTGGATGTCCATTCCGCATAACCTCTGACCCACAACAACTCAGGACTTGTCCGCTCGTGAGTTTATCCTCGCTACTGACATAGGGCAAACCCAACTTCAACCTAACGATGTCACCTAGATTACCGTCGGGCGGATTCGTATACTCTTCCAATATCTGATACGGGTCACGATTCACGCTCGTCAACTGACTTAATTGATACCCCCACATGTAATCTGAGTTATCCCTAACCGCTGGCACCCACGATCCATATCTTGGATCCGTCGGCTTCCCACACTTCTTACACGCGACATAGCCCTTCCCGTTCTTCTGCCCGATCAGATCTGGAAACTCCAACTCTGCACACGTCTTATACCCACATTTCAAACACGTCCTAAACCAATGTCGCTGATCGCTTTGGTCATAGAGTGATGCGATCCCCTTATCTGGCAGCACGGGATTCGAGATGAACGACTGCTCCGCTATCTCACTATCGCCCATTCGACCTTCTGCCTTCGGAATCACATCTTCGTCCATCAGATCCAGCTCATCATAGACGACTCCGTCCACGGTAATTCCTCTCAACGCCGCACTCTCTTGCACCCCCGCTTCCATGTGCTTGGTAAGGCTGCCACCCCGCAAATATAGAAACGCATCTCCCACTTTCTTCAAACTAACCGTGTCCGTCTTACTCGCAACATCCTTCACATACTGGCCTATCGCTGTCGGATTCGCCCGAATCAACGGACCAAACCGTGCTTTACTAAACTCGCCCACGTCGTTCTTCGTGGGGAACAAGTAGAGTACACCTGCTGGGTAATACTTGTGAATCAACCCCCAGAGAATCTTCAGAATGTGCAACTCTGAAAATCCCATCTGCGTCGCCTTCATAAAGCACCGCCGCCGAGGCGCTTCCCTTAGATGCGCCTGCATCGGCTCGATCAGATACGTTCGATCCTTAAACGACCAGCACCCCTTTTGCAGTTGGATACTATTCGCATCGGCCCAACTCGCCGGATCGACCCGTGCCATATTCTTCACTATGGATCTGTCAACAGCCATTAGTACCCGTATACGCAACTAAGCATGTCAATGTAGTTAACCAAGCCCATATTGTCTTTACCTAAATCACTGTGCCACGGCACTACGCCCATCTCTCTGGGAGTCATTACGCCGTGCATACGCTCTATAATATCTATATTCCGTGGCGTCGTATTCCTATAGTCCCTAACACGCGACTTGTTGTTCTGTACCACGTCTTCCACTGTGTGCATATTACTCTCCTAAGTTATCTATCTTATGGCCCAGGATGGGGTGCAAACGTCGTAGTTGTACTTGTCGTGCTCGCCGTACTACTCGTAGAGCTACTCGTACTACTCGTACTTGATGTGCTGCTTGTACTACTCGTACTGCTTGAAGTACTACTCGTGCTTGATGTGCTACTGGTACTACTACTGGTACTACTCGTACTCGCTGTCGAACTTGTACTACTTGTAGTACTTGCCGTCGAACTTGTGCTCGCTGTACTACTCGAACTCGATGTCGTACTCGCCGTCGAACTACTCGAACTCGTTGTGCTAGTTGTACTACTCGACGTCGTACTCGTTGTCTGCCAATCTTCCGCTACGATACACGCATTGCTGACAATTGGCTGATAATACACATAGAGCGTTGCTTCCCCCGCTGACATCGCCGAATCGGAGAAGGAGATATCGATCCCCCCCTGTGTCACTATCGTCCCATTCGCCGTCGCCGCCTCATACCAATACCCGTGTATCGCCCCCGTCCCAGTAGTCACCTGTACGATATTCGTACCGTCCAACTCGGCTACATAGAAGTCGCCCAGGGCACTTGGAGCAATATCCACCGTATCCCCGATAACGCGATACCCCCCGGCGTCGCTCCTAAACACCCAGGACATATTACACGTCCCCGCCGGCACCGCCTCCGTTATCTCCATAAACATCGCAATAATCCGCACCGGCCCATTGAACACTCGAAACGCATCCGAAACACGTCCCTTGTCCAGCGGTATACCCGTCCGCAACGTACCCCTTTGTTTGAAACCGTGCTTCTCAATTTGACTAGGGGGAATTTTAGCTCTCGAAACCATCGCCAAGCTCCAATCTGCTCATATTATTAGCTACTCTCATATCGTTATAAGCTCCCCTGATAGTCATAGTCATACCATCGCCTAGTCGCCCACCTACACCGCCTGCTTACGATGGGCAATATCCTTCTTCGCATCGGGATCGACTTCGCCCTTCATCTGCGCTTGAAATTTGCACACATCTTCGATCCAAGTATCAAGCTCGCCCACCAAGAGCCCAAACGACTTCCGCAACCCATTACACCAATCATCCGTCTCCACTTCCTCATTCATCCGATGCAATACCGCCCGAGCCCTATCTTTCCATTGTGATACCTCGCTCGTGAGCCCTGCCATCTCGACGAGTGAAAACCCCCGCTTACCCACTTTCGGCAACAATTGGTACATCGCCACTATTTCTTCCTGATACGCGCTCACCTTATCTTCAAAGCACTTCCCATTACTCGTCTTGAATGCTACGATTTGGTCAATCATAATACTCTCCTAGTATTTCTTTCCAACGCACATAATTGCGCCAAAGTTTTATACCTCTATCGAAGCCCATATCGCCCAGCATATTGACCATTATCATTTCCATGTCCCAAGCTGTGGCTTCATTGTCTCCCTTGTGCTCCACTACTGCCGCTTTCATCTTTTCGTAGAACTGCTTAGGCGTAAGTGGGAGCACTGGCATAGCTGCTCTCCCATCATCTCGCAGATTCCGCCACCCAGCATACGCGGTGATGAAGCAAGCCGCTGCAATACACCACCAAAAAAAACACCACGCATAGATATTGATACCTATGTCATACATTGGTTACTCTCCCACCATCTTGGATATTCGGTTTCTGTGCTTCTGCCCAGCTTTCGTGGCTTCTATCGTCACCACCACACTATCCGACTGAATTGAAACTTTGCACATCCCAATCGTTGGGTGGTAAATATACAATAGCCTATCACTTTGTGCCCGGCCCACCAACTTACCCAAATCGGCTTCTCTAAATGGCGACGCATAACTATGCCGACTCACAGGGCTTGGCTTACACCGACTTGCTTGCATTTCTACCAACTCGCCAAACCTGCCGATACAGTTGATAAAGATTGGTGTGACCACTACGATGTGCGACCCAACCCTAAATAGCCGCTGGTAAATCGGCTTCGCCTCTATCCTCGTCTTATCAATCTGGCAGTCAGCCGGTTTTCCTTGTGCTGCGCGCCCTTTTAATGCCATACCCGCTATCGTGGCCAACTTAGCAAATTCACGTCGGTTCATTGGTTACTCTCCTCTGGAACGCTGAATACCTAGTAAGTTAGTAGGACATTGCCGAAATTGGCTGTAAATTTTTCCATGCTTATATAGGGGACGCGCGCCACGCAATGGGGGTAATGCCCCTCCGTATATGAGAATAGGGCCGCCCATCTGCTAGGCCGCCCATCAGGGGTGCGCTCAAGCGTCAGGCGGTTTAACTCGATCTGTTTGGCGTTTGACATCATCGTGCGTCCAGTTTTTCCGGTGGTCTTCAGTTTATCCATCCTACGACTGGGGAACGCTCTCACAGCTGTCGGGGGGGACGTCAGTTGTTGGCCGATACGGATATAGTGGGCATGTGGTGTCAGTACACTTGGTGGTCTCACCTAGAACCCATCCCATGCATTCATAGCAGAAGGATTGCATGGCGGCTCGTCGGCTCTTACCGGCCATGGCTTTGTTGTAGGACGCGCGATACGTCTTAGGCATGATAGCACGCTTCTCGTCAATCGTCATCATTGTGGGGCTCCTCCACCTTCTCGTCTACGATCTCAGCGTCCACGACTGGTGGCAATGCTTGCCGCTCATACGTCGCCAGGGCCGCGCGTCTCGCCAGATCCGCCTCCGCCTCCGTCAATTGCTGCTGACGATCCCTCGTCTCCAGGACGGTCGTCTGACTGTGCCACCCCGACATCTTACCCAACACCTCCACGACGCGAGCCAATTCGGCCGGTCTAGCGTCCTCACTCTTGATAATCATACGCAGCTTATTGACGCATAATTGCCGTAGATCGTCGTTTTGGTCGGAGATGGACTGTTTGTGTGTCGCAATTGCGCTATTGATACGAGTATTCCCGACATTTCGAGCGCCTATCACTGATAGAGCGTTCTCATTTCCGGCATATCCGGCTGCGCTTGCTGATCTTGTAGCATTGAAAAAGGTGTCCCCGGGTGTAAGGTACGCATCGACAAAGAGTTGCTGTTTTAGAGTTAACGATTGTAGAGCGCTCTCTACAGTTGTAGTGTTGTCTTTATTCATATAGTGTATATACGCCGATTATTAGCGGTTGTTCATGTAGTATCAGTTTTTTTAATATGAGCAGTGGATGATGTGTTACTCGTTTCTAATTCGTGTGCGTCAAGCGGTAAGGCTAGTCATAGGCTGTCTTTACGGGTAGCACGATAGCGATTATGTTTAGCAAACTAGGTTAAGCGGACCCGGTTTGGCGTTATTGTGATATTTATTTCTCTCGTTTTATCGTCATAAGGTGTGATGGTAGCGAGAGTTAAGAAATAATAGCTGATTGGGCAGATTTTGTTATGGTCGGCGGTATTATATCCGATAGTATAGGTGTAGTCAGTTGCACGATTGACAACCCATATTAGGAGCCCAGACCATGCAACACATCGGCCACAATATGAAACACGCCCTAGCGTTTGCCACCAAATATCCCGGGTGGCATGGATACGCAAAAGACCACCCGACCATAAGTGCGATTGCGCGACTTGAAAGACGAGGACTAGTCGAAACTAAGCACCACTGTTTCCGTCTAAGCAACTAGACTCCTAATCTCCTTGCAGTAACCCTGCCCTTGTGTTGGCAAGCGGCCTGTTCAAGTCGGGCGCGGGGCTTAATAATGACCTTTTGATTAGGAGATTAGAACAATGGAAACCGCCACTAAGTACAAAAACATAGAGCGACTGTTTAATGTTGTCAATCGGTCACTATTCCGAGTTGATGGGAAGCTAGACTACAACCGCTTGACGAATACCATAACTCGCTTGTGCGACGTGTTAGCAGACACCGAAACCGACGAAGACGTTTGGGCGATAGGTGAATTTACGGAGTGCAGTCTTAGTGACCTTATCGTAGGCGCGTACTGGCACTATAGCGAATGGCATTCAGGACAGTGGTCAACGGGTTATTTCGCATTGTGTGCTCTAGGCCGTATTGTCAACCCTGGGATGACTGGGATTGAAAAAGACAACGACGCCTATTTGATGTTGAATAGTATGGCAAAAGACTCCTAATCGTAGTATCCCCGCACTGACCGGCAGTGGGCTTGTGGCTCGGCGGTTCGATTCCGTCGCGGGGCTTGATAGTCGGTCGCACGGCTGGCACATGCAATTAGGGTTGCAAAAAGGAGATAGGAAACATGGAAACAGAGACAAGCAATATCGGCCAAGTGTGTGTTAAAATAGCGCTTCGGGCAGCGTGTGCATATCTCAAAGAGCACAAACTGACGGCGGACGATGAGCCGCTTTTTGCGTGTGTTCGGTCTTGGTGCGAGATCAAATTACCAGAAGCAATCACCGATTACAAAGACGCATGTGATTGTGGTATGGAGCAGATCGGCCAGAAATCCTTTTTGGCTACAATGGCCCTGGCGGGTATTGAAGCGGCCAAAGAAGCCGGCAAATCAAACTAGCGCCCTAATTGCTCTGGCCGGGCCGATGGCGCACCGCTATGCCCAGTCGGACTTTCTTGAAGGAGCCCAGACTATGCTATCCGTAACCTTGACCATCCTGGCCTATCTGGTCGTCCACTGTGTGACGATTCAGTGGGCCTGGGACCATCAGCATAATTAAGGGAGCCCAAACCATGAACACGCTAACCGATTGGCGCTGTATTAGGATTTTGGCCGTGTTTGCATATTTGGCCTTGTGCTGAGAGACGAAACCTTTGAAGGAGCCCAGAAGATGAGAGTTGAAAACATGACCAGTAGCAAAGGTAATGCCGTGGCGAATCAGTTCCTTATTCATACTGACAAGGGTGTGTATTTCCAGTCTTATCGTACCATCATCGCATTCCGGCCAAACGCTGGGAAAGTGCAGCTTGACATCAACGCATGGGATTACAGCGTGACCACCGGCAAGTATCGCAATGCGTTCCTGGAGGAATCCAAAAGAGAGACAGAGCAGAATATCAAAGATGGGAATTATGAAATGGTCAACCTGAATGCCTAACGACCTGCGCCTGCCCTGCTGGTGGGCCTAACTGAAACCCGAGTAGGAGCCCGAACAATGTATGTAATCAAGAAGCATAACCTGTACGTGTCGCAGTCGGGGCGCAGTAACTCTTACACAACCCGTCTGCAATATGCACAGACCTTTCGTGACGCAAAGACGGCCGCACAAAACAAATGCGGGAATGAATATGTTGCGAGAGTAGAAAGCGAATTGAACCGCTAAATCCGTAGGAGCCAAAACGATGGGCGATAGAGCAAACATAGTACTGAAAAACGGAGATAATTTCGTGTGGTTGTACTCCCATTGGGGGGGTGGTGCAATCCCGAGCATCCTGCAAACCGCACTGGCAAAACACTGGCGGTGGGATGATCCGAACTATCTGGCCCGAATTATCTTTTGCAAAATGGTCGCCGGCGTAGAAACGTACGAAACGGGGTTTGGAATCTCAGCCGAGCCTTGCGATGGAGACGACCGGATTTTACTGGTCGATACGAACGCCCAAACCGTATCACGTGGTCATCTACCGGACGACTCACCCGACATGACAGGGTTTGTCATTTCTCATACGTGGACCCTGGAGGACTTTGTCGACTTGCCCGAAAAAGCGATTGATGCGGTTTGGTCGATGTAGTGAGCACCACGGGCCGACGGCGGGCGCTGCGCCTGGACTCCCAGCGTTCCGTCAGGCTCGTTTTCTGGATGGAGTCCGAAAGGAGAATGACAATGACTGAAGAAGAGGCGAAAGAGAAGTGGTGCCCAGCGGTGCGGTGTGGCAGCGGTGACGATAGTTCTTCGGTGAACAGCACCGTTTCCGGCAGGGATGATTTTGACCGAAACCCGGAGTGGTCACGTTGTCTTGGGTCGGCGTGTATGATGTGGCAGGGGGATAGCTGTGGGCTTGTCGCGCCGGATCGAATCGACGTAACGAATCACTATTGAAAAAGGATGACGATATGGATTATCATAGCAGAATTTCAATCGCTTTGCAAGCTTGCATGGCCTGGATTACCGGGGTGTTGACAGCGGTGGCGCTGCTGGCGGTCCTATGTTTGCTGGGCAGTTGCGCGACCGTTCATGGGATTTGCTCGGATGCGGAAGTGGCGGCAAGGGAGATCAAGCAGGTTATGCGGCCGTATGCGAATCAGAACGACCAAGGGCCACGAATCGTCTACGTCGCCAAGAACGAGGAAGGGAGTGATCCGAAATGAAAACACTGAAGAGACCTGCGTACGTAACGGATAAGCATTTGCGGTATTTGGATCGACTGCGAGAGAAAGGGGTGGTAATGGCAGGGGCGGCTCCTTGGTTGCAAGTTACGCATCCGGAGTTGACGGTAGCGCAGGCGAAGAAAACAGTGCAGTATTGGGCGGCAACGCTTGACGACAAGAGGCACTAAGCTAAGGGAGATTGACATGAAAATCATAGTAGATAGGTGCGAAGAGTGTGGAATGTTATTTGGTAGTACTGAGGATTATAATTACCACCTAGATGTACATAACAATCTCACGGCCCTAAAAGAGACGTTTCCACCGATGAGTGATGATGGCTGCTATGTTGCCAATGACAAATTTTCAGTGCAACGCAGCAAAGGCTGGCTCAGACGATATAAGACCGTTGTTGAGGAGTGGGTTGATAATAAATATGAGCCGTGGTCCTATGCGTGGTTTCGTTGCTTGGATGATAGTAAGAGCCCATACTACGGTGTGGCATGTAGAGCACTATGTGTATGTTCCCAATGTTACCGAGAGTGGGGGCAACGGTATTATGCGGATCGTTGTAAGCACGGAAAAGGAGCGTGAGGTATGAGCAAACAACCAGATTCATTTACCAAACTCGTCTTGGTAGGCACGGTAGTAGTCAATGTGGGGATGATTTGTTTGGCCATGCGAACAGGGCCGCCCCCCAAAGTGGAGATCGAGGCGAGAAGGGCGGCAGAACAGCCCACAACGGAGGGGGATGGTGTGGAGCGACTGTGGGGGGCGATTTGCCAAGTTGAGAGTGGTGGACGGGCCAATGCGGTTGGTGATGGTGGGGACAGTGTGGGGGCGGCACAGATATCAACGATTATGGTGCGGGATTGTAATCGAATCGTGGGATGGCAGAGGTGGACCAACCAGGATAGATTGAGTCCGAGGCGGTCGCGCGAGATGTTCGACGTGTATATGGGGCATTATGTGCCAAACGGTACGAATGAAACCAAGAGTCGCTGTTGGGTCGCGGGGCCGGATGGCTACAGACAAGCGTGTAGCTTGGCATATTGGCGTAAGGTGCGGTCTGCGTTGGGTGAAAACGTAGGGGGTTGGGAATAACTACCAACATAATCGGAAAGGACGAGTAATGGAGCAGTCAGATACAAAGACGTTGCTGGAAAAGTGGACAGCGTGGCAGACTGGCGAACTTATCTGAAGCAGATTTATCTAGAGCAAATTTATCTAGAGCAAATTTATCTGAAGCAGATTTATTTAGAGCAAATTTATTGGGAGCAAATTTATCTGAAGCAGATTTATCTAAAGCAAATTTATTGAGAGCAAATTTATTGGGAGCAAACTTATCTAAGACAGACATTGCAAAAACCTGTTTGGACCCAGATAATATGCCTAATGGTAAAACTAGCATGTTTAGACAACAAAAGGAGGGGATGGTAATAGGCTATCGGACAAGACGCGCTGGTCACATTGATAAATACCGTGATGGACGGGTATATAGTGCTGATTGGTTCTCAACATCGGAGACGGAATGCCATCCAGGGCTCTATTTATGGCCTACAAAGGAGGAAGCGGTGGACTGGAGTTGGTGTGATGAGATTATCTCTGTGGTGACGAAAGCCGTGGATGTGCACCAGGCGGGGCACAAATGGCGTTGTAGGTGGTTTCAAGTTGTAGGCAAAGTTTAGAGACGAACATGGACGAGAACATGGAGGTGTTAGGATGACGGATGACGAGATAGAAGAGTGGGTGCGGAAGGACGTGGGACTGTGGGGCGTTTGGCAAGCCACAGAGCTGCACTTGGATGCGTTTGTGCGGCTGTACAGGAGAGAGGTTGAGCAGGTGGTGGAGACGGTGGTGGGTAGTTCGATTACATTGAGTGAACTAGGTTGGGATAGGAGTGATTCGGATGGATAAAGCGATGGGTGAAAGACTGTGGGCGATGCGGTGGAGAGAGAGAGTTAAGGTGTATTTACAGCAGGAGCATGTGATACGGGATAAGCTACGGAAGGAAGGGTATGGTGGATATTGTGGGGAATGTCTAGTGCCGGTAGGGGAAGATGAGGTAATCTGCCCCCATTGTAAGGGGGGTAGGATATGTTGGTTCCAGGGGCAGGACGAAAGGAGTGTAGCAATATGAAATGGCTACAGATTAGTACGTGGACACGACTGAATTGGCAGGATGTGCTGGTGGCAAGTTGGTTCTTTGCCGGGATATCGTTCATATTAGTGGGTTATTACACAGCGGGGGCGATATTGATTGCAAATATATTGACGATCATATCGTTCACCGGGGAGGATAGAGTATGAAGTATTTAATGATGCTGGGCGGTATAGCTGTGGTAGTTTGTATGGGTGGGATAGTGCGAATACGATGGGAGATATACCAACTCAACCAAATGGAGCGATTGTTGAGTAAGCGGTACGAAAGATTGTTGAGAGAGAAGGGGGCGGTAAAAGGAGACAGAGATGTTAGAGAGAGCTAGGTGCGTTGTAAAGATTGTGGGCATATTGGTGATGATGCTAATTGCATTGAAAATTGCAGTACACTTGGAGGGAATTGATCGGTCGATAGATGGTGTGAGTAGTAAGATGTTGCGGAGGTCGTCTCGGTATTGATGAGGGTGAAAGCCAAACCATCTTTGTACGCTCTCTCCATCCCGTAGGGATAGACTATGCATATGTTATATGAGTGTTCTGTGTAAACAGAGTGTCTGTTAGTATGGGATTGGGTAAGTGTATAGATTAGTGTACATATATATTATGCGAATCCTATCTCACATCGTTTAAAGTGGGGTCGAGAAAAAAAGTCAGCCAAACATGAGAACAGAAACGAAAAGATCTCGTAATAAGGGTATGCACGTACCCTACATTTCAACTTTTGTCCTTCAAACGATAAGCCCAGGATGTGAGTATCCGCAAGGACTCAGCGCTAGGGTAGCGTGCATAATCCTGGGCTTATTTTCTAAGGAGTACCATTATGGCGAGTAAACCTAGGTATATTTACGTACTACGCGATCAGGAGTCCGATGTAGGAAAGGTTGGTATGTCTGACAATGTGGAACAGCGAAGACAGACATTGCAGTATATGACAGGGCGAACGCTGGACATTGTTTATGTGCGGCACAGTTGCAAGCCTAGGCTCATTGAAATTGGCTTTAAGGCAGTAGCTAGGCAGGCGTGTATCGGGGGAGAGTGGTTTGAAATGGAGGACGAGTGGTGGAAACTAACTGTGGAAATGCTAGACCACATGGTTGACCTAGCAGAAACGGCTAAGCGAAACCACGATGTACGATGGGCGGGTATACGCTGGTGGAATGAGCGATGTAGACGAGAACGACTGCGAAGATGGCATGCGCTGAGCCAAGAAGAACAGCGCAAGATGCGCCCTGCCCAGTTTTTTGCGTTTTGTTGAGCAATTTATAGAATGGAGTAGCACAATGCCAAAAGTAAAAAAGACCGTGAAAAAGAAGACCAAGAAGAAAACAACGCGAATGTGCGTCGAAGTAACGGATATGGAGCCATCGCTTGAGTGGGCACAGTTGGAAGAGACAATGGGAAGGCACTATATTCTACATGACACGGATTACGTCCATGTGGTCTTGGGAACTATGTTCGCAAATAGGTTAAATGATGTACCAACGTGGTTGTACTTAGCAGGCCAGCCATCATGTGGTAAGACAGAGATATTAAATCCACTGGCAGCCCATGACTCGGTTAAGATGATATCAAGGTGGACTGAGCAAACGTTGGTGAGTGGACGCGGCAAGCAAGGCAGTAAGGCCGATAGCTCTCTTCTGCCAGAATTGGATAAGAAAGTACTGATTGTGAAGGATTTGACGAGCGCGTTGTCTATGAACCAGAATACCGCACAGTCTATTCTGGGGGAATTGCGAGACGCATTCGATGGGAAGTGTAGCAAGGCATTCGGCATTAAGGACGGTGATGCGGATACGGTGATTAAGGAGTATAAGTCGAAATTCGGTATGATTGCTGGGGTTACACATGCGATTGACAAGCATCATAGGATCATCGGGGATCTTGGTGAACGCTTCCTTATGTATAGAATACCGGATGTGCCCAAAGATGTGGCTAGGCGTGTTTGCATGATGATTGGAGGGCAACACAAGGAAAGCTTTCGCCAAGAGGAGATGGATACAGCGGCGTGCGATGTACTAAACCAGGAAACGGAGGCACCCGTATTGTCCAAAGAACAACTTGAGCAGATTTGCAATGCAGCGTTTCTAGGAGCGACTTTGCGAGTGCAGATCCCGAGAGACCATCGGACCAAGCAGGCCAAGGATGTGCCCAGCACGGAAGCGCCTTACCGAATCATGAAACAACTGTGTAATTTGGCCATCGGCATGTCTTGGGCGAAAGGATTGCCACGGGTAAGCGGGCGGGACATTGATAGGGCGCAGAAAACAGCACTACATGGGTGTACTCGGATCAGACGAGAGCTATTGGAATACCTAATGAAGGAGGATTGGGAGGATGAGAGAACAGGCGTGGGCCACAAAGGCGGTGGTTATCGAACGGCTAAGCAGGTATCCGAAGGATGGGTATTGTTTAAGGAGGACCAGTTGCGGATCATGTTGGAGGATCTGCACTTGCTGGGGTTGGCAGATCGCTATACCTACCAAACGGAAAAGAAGAAAGATGGATTTAAGTGGCGCATTACACATAACGAGAGTGTACGCGAAACCTTAGACGCACTGAAAACGGGTACGTTGGGGTTTTAGTAGGAGAATAGATATGAAAATGTGTAAATGTGACCGATGTGGTAAGATAGGTGATGTACCAACGCAGTTATCTGCGGTGCCGCATAGATGGCGCGCGATTGTCTTCACCTACAACCACAAGGGACAGCGGATGGTGTATGATTTGTGCCCAACGTGTTGTACGGCATTGAAGATCAAGTCAGTTGGTGCGGAGGTGGACATTAAAGATCGTCTGCTAGAAATCATTGAGGAGATTGTGAGCCAGCAGGTAAACGAGTGAACAGCGGTCGAACCGTCTCGTATGAGAGGGGGTAGGGGCAATGTTAACAGAGTCGTAGGAGAGATATGATGAACACGACAGACACGAATCAGCCAGTGCCAAAGACCGATGAGGAGAACGTAAGGAACCATCGACGGAAGTTGGAGAATCCACAAGTTTGGAATGTGGATGAGAATGGGGAGATGCAAACAACGTTTCCCCAGTGTGGTGGGTATGTCTCATATGAGGATTATTTGCGATTATGGGGGTATGTGGAAGATTTGGAAGGTACGTTGGTGGATATGCAGGAGGTGATTAGTGCGTTGTGTTTGTAGTAGAAAGGGATTGTTATGAGTAGTAGACGGATATTGTGGATGGTTGTGGTGGTAGGCGTGGCCGTAGGTATGTGGGGGTGCATTAAAGCGGTGGACCCAGAGACAGGGCAGATAGTGAGGATTGTGGACCCGAACGTGGCGGCAACGGGGGAGGCGGTTGTCCAGGGGGTAGCTACGGCAGCCCCTTTGTTCGGGCCGGTGGGAGTGGGGATTGGAGGGGTGCTGACGGGGTTGTTGGCAGGGTGGCGTGCGATGCGCCCGAGTCTGACGAGGGCACAGGCGAAGAGCAAGCAGTATTACGCCGTGGCGGCGAGTTCGGTGAGCGCGATAGAAGCGTTCAAAGAGGCGAGTCCGGATCAGTGGGACAAGCTAGGGGGGATGTTGAAAGAGCAGATGTTGAAGCAAAATGTGGATCCAATCGTAGTGGAGAATGTGATACGAGCATTGCGAGGACTTCCGGCGAAGGCGTGACAGTGTGGCGCGGCATCGCTATTGGAGTTGCGTTTTGCTGTATAGTTGGTGTTTTGATGTATATAACCAGGAGATCATAAAAATGGACAAGTACAACGTGGAGTTGCCGCATGACGTGGATACGGGATGGCCCCAGACGATTAGTGGGACGCGAGAGCAGATAGAAGAGCTGAGGAGCGCGTGTGATAATGCGTTGGCAGAGGGGAAAAAGAGGGAGGTGAAACGGTGGGACTTTGGTAGTATTGACGATGGACTTGTACATATTTATGGTTCCGAGGGTTGGTCATACGCTAATGATCCGCATCACAGCTCAAAGGGCAATTACATATCCACCCATATACGACGGCTAGGCAATCTGAAAGAGATTGTGGAGTGCCAGGGGCCTATTGTCGTGGGTATGAATAGTCGTACGGCAAGGCTGGCAGTAGACTATTTTCAGTGTTTTAGTGCCCATAACACAGTAGCTAGTAATCTTCGCGCTGCGGTAGCGCGATATGGGGGCGAGTCTGATGGGAGGGCATAAACGTAGACCCGCTAAAAGTGCCTATTGGCATGAGGATGGTAAGCGGATATTGTTCAAAGCGGCGCAGGATGTGCTGAATTATTATGAACCGGATAGGAGGTGCAATTTTATCATGGCGGAGGATTTGGTCAGCGAGGCATGGTTGACGAGCTTTAGGTACGGAAGTGAGGAAACGCTGGGCCAGCAATACGTGTGGGCGAAGGTGCATATGCGTAGGATCTATCACGAGCTACATCGTCAGGGGAAACGGCATGGAAAGCTGGAGTTTAAGACGCGGGGGTTGGACGAGGTGGATTGGGATAGTCGAGTAGTGTTAGATGACCATGAGGGGTTTGATCTGCGCGAGTGTATTCAGAGCGTGGCTACGAATCGGGATGAAAGGCGTATTGTGGGATATTGGTTGCGGGGTACGTCGTGTAGGGAGCTGGCGGGTAGAAGTCACCGTAGTCATGAGTACTTCCGACTTCTCTGTAATCGGGTTATTGAGAGGTGGCGCGAGGCCGCGCATAGGGGGGGATTTGCGGACTAGAGCGGAGTTGTTGGTGGGGTTGGAGGGGGTATGTAA